GACTTCGCCCTTGGTGCCTTCAATGGCCGGGCGATAAATGTCGCCCTTGTCCAGACTCAGCGTGTCGCTGCGCAGGGCTTCACCAGCCACCTTGAGGGCGTCGGCGGTGCCGAGTTGCAGGCCGATGACGGACGACAAGGCGCGGGCCTTGAACTGCGCCATGGTCAGCGGGTCGCCCTTGGCAGCACGCTGCGCCGCGGTGATGGTCGCCGCCAGGGTGTTCTCCGGCAGTTCGATAGCCCACTTGGTCATGTTGCCCATGATATTGGCCAGATGGGTCTGCGGACCGGACAGGATGCCTGCCTTCCACGCTTCGATCACCTTCTCGGTGGTCGTGGCTTTGGAATACTGGCTGGCAAACTCGGCCATCTGCGCCGGGTCTTTCATCTGTGACATGAGTTTGGCCACGTCTTGCAGACTGCCCTTGCGTTCTGCGGCAGCAAGCAGGACGTTGGCTTCACCCAGCAAGGTTGAGTCATACTTGATGCTGCGCAGGATCTGGAGTGCGCGGCCTGCTTCGGCACCCACGCCTTCCAGTTCGGCTTTCAACATCCCCACGCGCTCAATGGCGGCGAGGGCGGTCAGCTTGGCTTGCGGTGTCAGTTCGGCGGGCGTCAGGTCTTTGATCTTCGCCAGTTCCTGCATGGCGTGGTTGGTGGCACCTTTCAACAGGTGCGCGCGGGCGTAGATTTCCGCCGCGTTGCCGGCTTCGCCAATCACGCGCTCACTGACCTTGCCGCCAGCAATGGCTTGCAGAGCTTCTGTGGCAGTCTGTTTGTTCGGCACCACGCCGCGGGTCTGCGCCTGAATCTCGTTCTGGTAGAGTTCCGTGACGCCACGCAGCACGCCCTTGGCGGTGGCGCTGTCCGTGATGTATTCGTACTTCACCGGGTCTGTGAAGCGCGTGTCACCACCGAGTTTTGATACGTCCTTCATCGGGTCGGCGTTCAGCGCCTCACGCAGCATATCCGGGCGCGGATCAGCGTCGATGGCGGCTTTGATGCGTTCTTGCAGCGCCACTGGCTCATAGGCTGCCGGAGTTTCGCCCTTCTCCAGTGCCGTCTTGATCTCAGGATTCTTCGCCGCATCCCCGACAACCATGTCCGGCGTGCGGCCAGTCTGCGCGTAGATGGAACGCAAACCGCCCGCCACCTTCACCGCACCCTTCATGCCGCCCAGCAGCAGGGCGTTGTCTATAAAGTCCATGGCGGTCGGCATCCGGCCTTCAAGGGCAGCGGAAGTCGTGGTCAGGGTTGTCAGTTCGGCACCGGCTACTGCGGCCCCCTTGGTCACTGCGCTGGCACCGGCAGGCAACGCCGCGCCCACCACGCGCCCGGCGCCCATGGTGGCGGCACCGATTACTCCGCCTTTGATGCCACCGCCCATCGCCGCTTTGGCAATCTCCCACACCCCGCCCCATGATGCGGCGTGGTTGTTCGTGTAGGCTTCGATCAGCGCATCCCGCAGCGCCATCGGGGCAGCAAAACCTGCGGCACCGGCAGCAATCGGGCCGCCAGCAGCAGCCGGGACGGCGGCAACCACGGACAGCGGCAGGTCAGCGGCAACCCCCGCAGCGCCGGCGGCCAGACGCTGATACCACGGCGCATCTTCGCCCAGTTGCTGACTCGGCATTTCGCCGCGCAGGGCAAGGCCAGTGGCGCTGTTCTGCAGCCCGGCGATCACCGCGTCACCGATGTCCTTGGCGCGTTTTGGGTCCGGCGGTGTGCCGCCGATGGGCGGCGCAAGATCCCACACCGATTTTGCCGGAGCGCCAACACGCGGGGCTAAATCCCAAATATCAGCCATTACTGACCACCGATAGCGAGGCGCAGTGCTTCTCTGGCATCTTCTTTGGAACCGTAAGTCTTGCCTTCAAGTGCCCTGAAGGCACTACCAGCACGACCTGTCGGCACGGAGATGACGTAGCCTGCCCGACCACGCGACTGAATGTATTTGTCGAAGTTTGCGGTTTCTTTTACCGGCGCAGGTGCTGTCGCAACTGGCGCCGCTGGCGGTTGTTTTCGCAGCGCGGCTTGCAGTTCGGCAGTCATCACTCGCGGATTGCCGTTAGGATCAACGAAAGGCTGACCGACCGCCACATTCGTCCATTGATCCGGCGCAGCGCGCAAATCGACCCCGCCAACTGCCGCCGCGTTCCCTTTCACTCGGTCAATCGAACCTTGGATGAACTCGCGGGAACCCACAAAGTCTTTGCTGGCCGGGTTGAACGCTTCCATCGGGTCTTTCTTGGCGTCACGCAGCGCCGTCACGCGCTTGGCTACGCGGTCCTGATAGTCCATCTGAATCTCGGCCACAATGCCAGGCTGCCCGATGTAGCGTGGGTCTTGCGACAGCGAGCGTCCGACAACCGCCATCAAGCCGTTCATGTGGCTGCCGATCGTCCGGTTGTTCTCGTCCTTCTGGTTGGCCACCATGGCGTTCAACTGATTTGCCGTATTCGTGTTGATGTCGCCGCGCTGCACCGCCTCAAAGATCGGAGTGGCGCTGTAAATCTTGCGCGGGTCGCCGTCCGGTGCATGAATCGCCATCCACAGATTGCGTTCCACAACCGGGTTCGATCGCTTTTCGCCCGAAGCCATTTCTTTGTTCCGAGCTTCCATCATCAGGAACAGTTCTTTCTTGGCGTTGGCACCCTGCGGGCCAGCGAAAGCAGGGTTGTCGCGGATGTCCGGCCAGCGCACTTTGCCCTTGATGATGCCGTCCAGCATCTCGCCACGGGCCAAGTCCACCCGCTCGGCTTCTTCCCGGCGGGCTTCCAATTTGACACGCTCCCGGTCAGCCTCTTGCGCACGCTTCTCGCGCTCGGCTTCCCGTTCGATCTGCAATCGCTGCGTCGGGTCCAGATTGTATTGTCCGCCCTTGACCGCAGCGATGGTGCCGTCCGGGTCAATCTGCGCCTGCCGCATGGCAGCGGCCACATTCAGGTTGTTCTTGAGTTCAGCGGCAATGACCGCGCGCTTCTCCGGCGGCACCCGGTTCAGGGTCGCCACGAACGCATCCACGTCCTGCTCGGCCCGCGGCAGATAGCCCGGATTGGATGACAGAATGGCGCCGGTGCTATTCAGGAACTTGGCACCCTCCACACGCGCTTCCAGCGTTGCGCGCGTGACGGCAATGTTGTTGGCCTGATTGTCGAACACCGCCCCCGTGTTGGCGGAGTGCAGTTGCGCGGTCTCCAGCCCTTTGCGAGTTTGCAGATTGTCGGTGACGCGGGACAGGTCGGAGTCCAGTTCCTCCCGGATTTTGCCGAGGTCTTCGCCAGAGGTTGCGGCGTCGTCCAGCCGCTTGGCATACTTGGCGCGGATTTCCGCTTGCTGCACCAGCACACGCCGGGATTCGTCTTCTTCCCGACCTTGCAGTACGCCTTCGGCAGCCCCTTGAACCGCGCGGACGGCGGGCTGCAGGTCAACGACGCCGGTGTCTTCCGGGCCAGCGCGCCGCCCGCCGGAGATCGCCCCCGGCTGAATGTCGGCGCTACGAGTAGGCAGTCTTGGCATGTTATCCCGCTCTGTTCAGTCGATTATACGATTCGTAGGCTTTTGCGCCGCCGCCAAGCAGTTCTGCGCCGGCCTTCATGTAGCCTGCCGTTTGCGCCGCACGACCACTGGTTCTGTCCAGATTGGCGGTGTTGGTGAAACCGCGCGCCCGCTGTTCGCCCTGATATACGGCGTATTGCCGTTCCAGTTCACCCTGCGCCGCCTGGTCGCCCAGCACGTCCAGCACCGAGCCGGAGTCGGCCGCGCCACCAGACTTGCCCTGCGCCGCCCGGATGGCACCGAGCCGCAATGCGTTCTCACGTTCAATCTGGGTCGCTTGGCCAGCGGCATCAGACCGGGCGATCTCGGCGTTCTGCATCCCGATGGTCGCATTGAATTCGGACGCCGCCTTGGCTGCCCGCCCTTGCTGGATGGCGTTGATGGCGCCGACAACCGCCGCGCCCGCTTGGATGAAAGGAATTGCCGCTGCCATTTTTCTACCCCGTAATCCTCACGTACCCCGTGTGGTCTTCCCCTTCCGGGCCGAAGCGTTCCATCCGCTCAGTCTCCACCCGGAACCCCAGCATCTTCGCCCACTTGTGCCCGAGTGCAAAATCGCACCGGACACTGATTTCCAACCGCCCCTCTATCTTGTTCAATTTATTGAACACTATAGAAGTCAACCAGCGCATGTGCTTTCCACTGGCCTTGTTCAGATACATCCACCCTTGATGCCGCCCCGGCCAGTGTTGGATCGTCCCGCCGCACGCTACTGGCGCCCCGTCAATCACCGCCGTCCAACTATTCTGTTTCTCCAGCGCCATCAGCGTTTCCACATCCAATGGCATGAAACCGCTTTCCGGCTTCCCCGCTCCCACCAGCCACGCAATGTGCCAGCGGCGGAACGGCACCACTTGTCTAGTCTGAGACATTAATCTTGGGCATGATCGCCAGCACGGTTGCCGGGAACGGGCCGTCAGCCCGCCAGTAGACTTGCCCGCGTTTGTTGTAGTCGTCTTCCATCCGTTCGCTGATAACGCCAGTCACAAGCGCGGTCGCCTCGCCAAAGTTTTGCCCCCACTTGGTAGCGAGGATCTCATTTAGGTTATCAGAATCCGGACCAAACTTCAAGCCCAACGTGTCCATGAGCCAAAAGCCCACGCTATGGATTCGCTTAATCTTGCCCTGCGCGGTGCCGTCCTGCGATCCGCCTTCAATCGGCATGATCTGACCATCGCTGTTGTAGGCGTAGCCTAGTGTAATAACCGTGGCGGTGTGGTTCAGAGTGATGGTGCCGTTGCTGACCGTCACGGCTTCGTGGGCTGCGCCGTCCACATAGGGCGTGACGCTCTGCCCTTCCAGATGCCACAAACCCGTCACGGTGCTGCTGGGCGAACCGTTGGTAATGGTGTAGCCGCAGTCCAGGTGGAAGGCATCAACCCGATCGTCACCGTATTCCCAGATTTTGCTCATGTACTCGATGTAGCGTTTCGTGCCGCCGTTGATGTAACGCTTGACGACCATGTAGAGTTCGTCACGGCTGGCGGACGGGTTTGGCACCACGGCCACGGATTCGACTTCCGGGATGGCGGTGCCGCCGGCATTGCTATAGCCGCCCAGTTCATGCCGGTGCCAGGCCACCACGTCCTGATCCCGCTCGTACGTGAAGCCCAGCAGCACGCCATCCGATCGGACACCCCAGACGACCGCCTGCGGCTGAGTCTGGTAGGCCAGTTCGGTGATACTCGGGCGGGTGATGTGCTCGGCCAGCAGAGTCATGTCAGGGGCTTTGAAGCCATCGACTTCAAACACGTAGGCCAGTTCCCGCAGCTTTCGGCCCGCGCGCTGGACAAACAGCACGGCATTACCAGCCGTTACCGGCGCCACATCCGCACTGCCGTGGCGGGTAGACGGCTTGCCGGTGATGTTGGTCGGCGTGATGGCTTCGTTCAGGGCCGACGGTTTCACCTGCCATTCGCCGCGGGTGGTGCCGACCAGCAAGCCCTTCTCGTTGGTCGCCAACCACTTGACGGCGTTCACGTCGTCCGCGTTCAGGGTGAACGACACAGCGTTGTCGTCGGCCACCGTGCCGTCGGTGCCGGACGGGGCGAAATTTGTGTACAGCCCGGTCTTGGAGCCGTCGATGCGCTGTGGGGATGTGGCAGCACCGGCGAAGAACAGCCGGTCTTCATGGAACGTGGCGCAGGTCGGGTAGCCCGTGGTGTCCGACCACAGGCCCATCCGCCAAGTCGCTTTGGCGCTGGTGTCGGTCAGGGTGTTGACGACAGTGACAGTCACCACCGTGGTGCTGGTCCAGCCCGTGATCAGGACGTAGCCCCAGACGCTACCTTCCCGGATGCGAATGAAGCGGCCCACGTCGGTCGTGGCGAAGCCTGCGCCGCCGTTGATGCCGGTGGTTGCGCTGGCGGTCAGAGTCACGCCGGAACCGGTTGCGGCCGAGGGCGTCAGGGTCGTGGCGGTGGTGTTCGTGGCCTCGTACGGGCCGTCCAGAAACGTAATGTCTGCTAGCGTCCATGACGTGGCGGACACGCGGGTCAGGGTGGCCGGCGGGAAGTCAGGATGCAGAATGTAGAGTGTATCGGCAGACTGCACAATCCGGATGTCTGCCAGATCGGCTTCGGCGTAGGTAGTCGTGACCTGATAGATTTCCGCCACCGTGCCGCCGGACGACCACGCACCGTAGCCCGTGCTGTTAACGGCCGTGCCGTCGCTGTTGTAGAGTTCAAATGTGTTGACACCGGTGTTGACGTTGGTGACAACGAACTCCCGGTTGTTCACCTGCGTCATACCCACCACGCCGGTGACGTACACGCGGTCGCCATTGGCGTAAGTGTCGCTGCCGTTGTAGGTCAGGACAGCTGGGTTCGCTTGCGTGATATTGGTGATGTTCTGTGCAGTCAGCGTCAGTGGCGCGTTGTTGGTGAAGAACCGGATATAGTTCTCGCCAAACTCCAGCACATAGGTTTGGGTGACGGAAAACTGGAATGGGAACAGCCGGCACGCTTTGTCGTGGTGCCGCGCTTGCTGTTGGTAGACAGTGCCGGGGCGGCGGGTCCACGCGCCCTGCGTCAACGGGATGGCGTTCTTGCAGACCTGCAACCCGTTCTTGTACTTGGCGATGTCCTGCCGGCCAAGCAAAAGAGGGCTGAGTTCGCCCGCGTTACAGGTATTCTGGATCAGGCTGGCACGGGACATGTCAGTACCTGGCTGCCAGCCACGGGTCTTCCGGGAACTCCTGTGCGGCTTTCTCAATCGCCCCTACGCGGCGGGCTTCTGCGATGTCAGCCTTGTAGTCGTCTTTAACACTTTCCTTGTCCGAAGTGCTGTCCGTGATTTCCTTGGCGCACTCCAGCGCCAGGCGGCCAGCGAAGGCTTCCACGAACAGCGGGTCGTAGTAGTTCGGATCTTCGATGCGGGCGATGTATTTG